TCTTTACGCCACTGATCATAGTTGACCATTGACATAGAGAATTCTTGTTTCTCGCCTGTCTTAAGATTCTTTACATTGTATGTAGGCATTACAAACTCCTGCTCTGTGGCATAACTGTGCTACAAATATACTTAGCGGTAGGTATATCTGACTCAAAGAGTTGCTTTGATTCAGACTGCGATCGTGCTTCAACGATCTTATGGTGACGACGATTACCTGTAGCGGGTAGCGAATAGGTAATCTTGTATCTGATTAGTTTGAAACTCATCCGTCAATCCTCAAACAGGGTTGTATGTCTCGCCAGTATTGATCATCATCCTTACACCCACAGTCCTGCTGAGGACACCAGTCAAGTGCCTTAGAGATAGTAGGAAACTGACAGATGAAATGCTTCTGACATAGTTTAGCGATGTCCATGTGCTCCTGCTGTGTGCCATTAGCAGACCTCAGTTGGATGTAATGGATCCATGAACGCACAGAGCCCGTCATGAAAATTCTGGTGGGTGCAGCAAGGGGGAGCACAAAACGAGCACACTCCTTTGCAATACCTTCACGCAGCAATTCATTGTAAAGATCCATTCCTTCAGCAAAGTATTGATGGATGCGTCCTTGCAGGAATGCTTTCTGCTTCTCATCCACACCGTCAATACTATTCTGACGATTCTTACTGTCCTGCAGTCGCAGATCAGGCACCTCAATCATTGCACTCAGCAGATTAGTATCTGCATAGCGTTGTGAGAATTCTTGATAGGTGAAAGACCTATGCCTCAGGATCTGAGCTGCCAGTCCCCTGGTAGTGTTGATCTCAAGCGTCATGAATGCTTGCTCAAAGACACTCCAGTGCCCATGCTTGATGCAATACTTCAGTAGACCAGCAACCTCAGGGTTGTCCTGGTTGTTTGGGTTACTCACACGGGCAACATATCCCATGTGCTTCTCAGCATCAGGGGTCACAGATACCATACAGACCTTGGAGGAGTGCTCCGTAGGGGTTATTTTAGTCATTCTTAGGGATAAGCAGGCGAGAGATAATGATTAGTCCCATGCTTGTCCAGTAGGTTAGCATAGGTAGTGCGAATAGACCTGGCATAAACATATTCCAGATAAACATCAGCACCAGTGGTGAGATGAAGAGGGTGCCGAGTCCTGCAACAATAGATTTACCCATCTCAATGTTGCTCAGTTTCTCCTGCTCCTCTTCTTCTTTCTTCAGGGCAGCATCCACTGCTGCCTCCATGTCTTCAATCTGCTGCTCAGCAGACTGTCTAGGGTCGAAGTAAACTTGATCTCCTTTAGTCATCCTTTGCCCTTGGTTACCTTTGCTGGGGGTTTGTTTGGATCTTGCCATAGTTTGGGACTGATTCTTCCTTCTGTTTGCTTATACCATTTCAAATCATGCTTATACTTGTCCCAATAATGGTCAAAGATATCAACATTCTTTGCACTGATAACGATGTCGTAATGCTTCTCACCCTCAAGTAAATAGCAGACAATGAATGCAGAAGTAGGCAAGGACCTGTCTTCTGCTAGCGCGGGATCACAATCTGAGTGTAAGGTTTTGATCTTACTGCTCATCGTGCTCTGCCTCCCCACTCAATGGAAGGGAAAGCTTCTTTTACTACTGACAGGGTGATGCGATACTTCTTATGGAGTGACTTATTCACTGCTTTGATAAGGATCTCTGCTTCCGTTGCATGTAATCCTTCAAGCATCTGAATAAACATATTCTCGATCTTCATCCCAGGCAATGTATCGTCACCACCCTTGAAGAATCGATAGAGTTTCTTACCCTCCTTCTCCAGCAGTGTGTGCTCAGTGCCAACAGGTGCTTCGTTAGGACGGTAGGGGACCTCTTCACCCATAGGGACACGAGGCTCGATGCTCTCATCAAAGTTGATGATGAAGATAGACCTTAGTGTCTGGGTGTTGTTGTCTTGCAAGATTTTAATCTTTGCTGCTTTCGTCTTAGCATTATGTGCTTTCTGAAGCACTTCAGAAATCATCAGTTTCATAGTTTAGATAATAGGTTTACATTCACTCTTCGTCATCAATCATATCATCTTCATCTGCGATCCGCAAGTAGAGGAGCTCAGCTGGGTCTGCCATGCCATCTTCACCCTGCATTTCAGGGTGCATAACAACAGCAGCATACTCTGCTCTATCTAACCACAGATCAAACACATGCTTCAGGTTCCATGATGCGATAAACCCTAGAAGAAAGGACCCTAGGGTAAGAAAGAAGGCAATGTACAGAAATGTAAGATCAGCCATGATGCCTCCTTAAGTCTTGTTAAAATTATTTAGCAACCTTCTTACGCCTTCCAGGTTTCCTCTCGGCATGATACTGCCAAGCGCCCTCCAGGATGCTGTAAAGGTAGTCTCTGATCTTTCTTGCCTTGGGTTTGGGGATGTGACCATACGCTTCGCGTAGCACTGGATCCCCTCCTTTGATGTAACCATTTAACTCCTCCACGGTGTTACTCAGTTGTGCTGCAGTGGATGACTCAATGAAATCATTTGTTTCACGTCGCGTCCACTTCGCTTGCTTGAGATAGTTGTACATCTTGAATAAAAATTTCTGGTTGAGCATTGCCTCATCGAGTGCTCGCTCGACCAGTTGATAGACTTCAGTTGTGTCTTTTGTCTTCACAGTAAGTTGTTTTCTCTCAGATACTTAACAGTTTCAGTGCATCCACCCATCTGTCGTCCATTGATCAGGACTTGGGGGAAGGTAGCACCATTACCAAACTCTTTATAGAATTGGTCTCTTGTAAAGTTAACATTCAAAGTGAATTCTGAAAAGGGGTAACCTTTCATTCGATACACTTCTTTAATCTTAGTGCAGAAAGGACATCCAGGTCGTGTGTAAATTGCTGTGTTGCCAGGTTTTGCCATCGTAATGTATGATAGAGAATAAAAAAAGGGTCCCGAAGGACCCTCAACAGAGCATCAGATTCCGTCTAGATTATATATCAGAAGGAATACTTCAAGCCCACTTTAGCACCATATCCACGATCGATATCGGCGTCGCCAGATCCAGCAAAGGAGACCTCACCGTATGCACCCAGTGCATCGGTCACGCCAACACCCAGACCTGCTTTACCAGAAGGCACGGTGTCGCTTTCGCCACCGTCAGGACTGACCAGAGTAGCTCCCCCTTGGACATAGTATGAAGCAGATTCGCCCAGGGCACCTTCGTAACCTACGTGAAAATCTGTATTTGCCCCAGTGTAATCAGCGCCACTCCAACCTGCGTTGGTTTCGACGTTGACGTAGGGTCCTGCCAGGGCAGCAGACGGAGCCACGATTGCAGCAGCGGCGGCGAGAGTTGCGATTGCAGTTTTGATCATTTGGTATTTACCTCTTAGTGTTTTTCTTGTGGAGTGTTTACCCACAGATGATAGGGGATTCGACTCTCCCCGTGTGTAGACTGTAACAATCCGTAACCTTAGTTGGTCACGGTTGGTTATTTATAACAGATTAATCTCGAAATGTCAATCCCTTGTGCCAGTTGGACAACGGTTAACCTTCTTGATCAACTGCTCGGACAAATTATAGTGCAGCTCATGGCAGTCTGTCAAGACATAGTATCCAGTGAGATCCACTCCGTCATCTGTCCATCCATAGGTGATTATGCGCTCATGCACGTCATCTGAGTCCAGAAGTTTATCCGTATTGAGATAGTGGTTATACTTCTGATGCAGATTGATCATGGTCTGAAAGTTCCTTGGACTTACTAATTATATCACGAATCTCTGACATTTGTCCAGTCGTTAGATTCTCTTCAGGTTGAGTAACATCTTCTTGGGTGTCCTCTGCAGGGGAGAGTGACTTCTGGACTGCCTCCAGGTCTTCTAGCATACCAACAGGCACAAATCCACCACCAAATGCTTGAGTCTTGCCAGGTTTGTGATCCATACCCTGCACCTCTGCAATGTTAGACCTCCAATACTTCTGCATTTTCTTCATCATTTTCTTACGACCCTTAGGATCGTCTTTGTATTTCTCGATGATCTTCCTGAGTGCTTTCAACTCACGGGAGGTTTTCTCCATGGACCTCTCTGCTGATCCAGTGCTACCAAATCCTGCCATAATTACGTTGTTTGTGTGATGATTAGTTTGAATTTAACTCGATGTTTGTCTCTATCAGAGCTAGTATACCACACAGGTGAGTTTTTATTGTG